CACGGTACCAGCGAAGTGGTTGGGCGCCAGCATCTCCCAACGCCGGGTCCTTAAGGGGGACCAAGCCATACCGGGGTAAGAGGCTACCAGAAAGCTATGCCACTTCGTGCTCGAACTTGTAATATCTCTCATCACTGAAGGTCTCTGTAGTGCTACTGAGAACAAGTCGATCCCGAAGTTCATCCATGTCGTAGAGTCCAATGTCGTACTTTGCCATGATCACATCAAGAAATTCATCATCCGAAAGCACCAACGGTTCCTCGACGATGCGACGACAAACGTCCTCGACGCTCGTGACGCCCTGTTTGGCAAACCAGGCTAAGTCGTGGAGATTGACGTCGTCAAAGGCGACGTTAGTGCTGCGGGCGCGGGTTAGGAATGCGTCACGCATGTAGGCGACGTGGCGGAACTCGTAGGCGTATGACAGTGCCTTTCCGCAAATGTACTCATCATCGGATATCTCTTGGTTGCGGTTGGCCCGTGCGTTAAAACGGAACAACGCTTTGCCGATGAGGGGAACCATCACGTTTTCAACACCTGCCGGAACGAAAAAGCGGGAGAGGAAGGTTAAATCACAGTAGAAACGCCTGTGAGCACAGGTCAGTTTCATACCGGCACGTTTGCAATGAGCCTTCCACGCCTCTAAATCCACTTCTTCGAATACGCCGGCCGCCAGATCGTCGCCAAGTACAGCGGCTCTGGTTCTTCTATATTTCATTTTCCGCACAAAACTCCACCATTGGCATATGTTCCAGACCGTGTTGCGGCCCGTGGTGTCAGTGCCACCAGTCGCAAGCTGATGGTAAACGGTGGCACTGAGCCCATAGTCATAAGAACGTACGCGGAACGACTTGGAATTCTGTATATAAAAGCGCCGGAACCACAAAGGAGCTCCAGAACACTTCAACCAGTGTGCAAAAATCTCGGAAACATCAGACAGTTGGCTCTTATCATTCGCGGAAAAGTCGCCTTCTACGTACCTGTCGCACCCAGCGAGAGCATTAGCAACCTCGTGGTCTTGCTTGGTGTAGGCGAAAATGATTTTTTCAACACTGTCGTCCGAGAACTCGTCTAACGCGTTATGCAGCCGCTTATTAAACTCATCCATAAGCGGACCTGTGAGGACGTTGTATTCGTCAGAACCCACATAAATTACACGCGGTGCCCATGATGGGTCATTCCGTTTTAAGAGCACTTCTCCCTTCACCATGAGTGACTTGGTGTTAAGGGAGCGGAAGTCCACATCGTGAAGTTTGTTGATGGCGATCGCCATCCGATTCTGTTTGTCAGGAGGGAACTTGGACACCCAGCGATCATAGATGTCCTGTGTCCAATCGAATGACTCAAACTTCGGGAAGACGAGGGAGGCAAGCTTCTTGGCCTCCTTCACAATACTGGGGCAAACTCTCTCGTCACTATGGAAGTTGCACCGCTTGTTAAAGGCGGCCAACATTGACTCAAAGTCGTTGCCAGTGACGACCGGTACTTGTTGAGAGAGCACCGGACCCAATTGGTCCACCGGGGCGAGGACCTCCGCATTGATTCTAGGAGCGTCATCAAGGCGG